GATGATGCAAGAAAAATTTCAGTTGCTCAAAAGAAATTAGAGGCAGCAGTCGAAAATCAATCTATTGCAAGAAAAACGGCTTTATCCGCATCTACAGATTTCCATACAAAGAAAAAGCAACTCGAAACGACAGCAACCGCAGCATCTACAGTAGCAACGACAGCAGACACGGTAGCAAAGGGGGCAGCAACGACATCAACGAACATGCTATCTATGGCTACTGCAAAATTGAACATTGCACTTAAAACCTTATGGACTTCAATGAAAATGAATCCTGTAGGGTGGGTTATCACTCTAATAGGGTTAGCAGTTTCAGCCTTTACCATGTTTAAGCGCAAATCAGATGAGGCAACTGATGCTATGGGTGAGTTTGGTGATACTACACGTAAAGAGGTTGATAATCTCAACATGCTTGTTTCCGTACTTAAAAACACCGAAAACGGTACAAAAGCACATAAAAGTGCATTAGATAAGATCAATGTTGTATTAAAAGAGTACAACAAAGAGATTTTAGATGAAAAAGCAACCGTTGAGCAATTAAGCCTAAAGTATAAGGAGCTTACAGATGCAATAAATGAGAGTGCAGCAGCAAGGGTAAAAGCTAAATATATTGAGCAATACCAAACGGATCACTCAGATAGTGTTACTCAGGCAACCAAAGATTTAAAAAGTCAAGGGAGTAAGGTTAAAGATTATGAGTATAACGAAATTACCGGTACTGGTTATATGAGAGCCGTTAAAACCATTCAGGACATGAATGATGCTATCTATGACATGATTGAATTGCAAGCCGTTGAATCAGCCGAAAACTTAAAAAACTTAACCGGAGATGCATACACAAAAGCATTTGCGGACACGGTTAATAGGATAGCGGACCAAGTTCAGGCAGCCTCAGGCGCAACTGATCAGGACATGGCAGCATTTACTAACAATATATCCAGTTACCTTTTCAAAGTTACAGAGAGCGCAAGACTACTTGACACCAACACCAATAATTTAAATCAGTCAATGAATCAATTTATTTCTACAGCCGGTAATTTACCCGGTACAGAAAAAGTTGATTATTTAAGTTTATCACTTGCTGAATTGGATAAGATAGTTAGAGATACCAATAAGGAAATTGACGACATAAACTCGAAAAGCGTATCCGTTGAAACAGACAATAGTAAGCTGAATGAATTGCTTAACACATTGTCAGAGGTTAATAGTGCTATTTCAGGTAAAGAAGCTGATTTAAACACAGAAGCCGGAATTGAAACTCGTATCAAACAACTAAAAGATGAGAGATCTGAGGTTATTATTAATAGCAAACGATATAAAGAACTTTCATCTACAATAGACAGTCTTGAAAAGAAAATGCCAAAGCGTTCATCTAAAACGACTGATACAGATTCACAATTAGATGAAAAGCAAGTTCAATCTCAAATAAGGCTTGAACAGGCACGTATTGAGATCATGGAAGATGGACACGAAAAGCGTAGAGCAATGTTAGATCTACAGCACAGGGTTAACATGATTGCTATTGATAAAGAGGAAAAGGAATTAATAAAAGCACGTAAGGAAGCCGGGAAAGGTGGTGTTACAACTGATGAGAGATCAACATTCCAATCACGTAGGGATATTGAAAATAAAGCCTATTTAAAATCACAAAATAAAGTTTTTGATGATGAAATCAGATACAAAAAAGAGCAATATGATTTGTATTGGCGATGGGTTGAAAATATGGGTAAGGATGTAGCCGATCAAAAATTCTCTGCATTGTTGCAAAGCGGACAATCGTATAAAGATTATTTGGAAAAACAAATATCCGACCTAAAAGCAAAACAGCAAAGCAGTGCATTGTCAGAGGGTGAAGGCAATTTACTCATCAATGTAACATCTGAATTAAATCAGATCAACGGTGTGAAGTCAGCAATGGATTTATTCAAAGATAGCATGACAAGTGCCATTAATGAAGCGAAAACGCTTGCAGACAAAATTCAGATTGTAGCTGAATATAAAGAAAAGCTGGAAAGTGGGAAATCCGGGATCATAAGCACAGATGAGAGAGCATCTGTAAACCTCTTTATATCTGAGCAAGATATTGAAAATGAAAAAGCAATCCAAGAAAGGTTGATTAATGACTTCAAATCATTCGAGGAAAGGAAGTCGGCAATCGTAACAGAGTTTGGTTTACTCAGAGCGCAAAAACAAGTTCAATTGAGCCAAGATTTATTGGATAGGATTAATAAGGGCGAATCAGATGCACTTTCAGCCATTAATGCAGAACAATTAAAACAATCTGATGATTGGCAAAATCTGTTTTTAAATCTTGACTATCTAACAGCATCTGAAATTGAGCGAATTCTCAACAATATTCAGGCTAAGCTAAATGACTCCAATTTAAAACTAAATCCGATTGATTATAACGCTTTAGTTGAATCATTAAACGATGCAAAGGCAAAACTTATATCTGCTAATCCATTTAAAGTTTTAGGGCAGTCATTCTCTGAATATATCAAAAAACTCAAAGAAGTAAAACAGGCTCAACAGGATAATTTATCAGAGGAAGAAATTCAGAAACTGAAAGTTTCGGCTAATATGGCACTCCAAAATACTATCTCATCTATTGCATCAATAAATGATATGGTTCAGGGTGTAGGCAGCGCAGTTAGTGGTGTAGCGGATTCATTCGGTGAAGACAAGTTAGCGCAGGATATTACTAACATAACTGATCTGATGGGAGCTACAGCACAAGCTGGCACAGGTGTAGCAAAGATTATTTCAGGTGATATAATAGGTGGTGTTAAAGATTTGGCAACCGGGCTTGCAAATGCGGTTCAGATCTTCAATAAAATGCACGATCAGAAAAAAGAGAAACAGATTCAGCAATTACAAAAAGAGGTTGATAAGTTAGGTGAATCATATAAAGAGTTAGGTGATCAGATAGAGCGTGCATACGGAAAGGATAAGGCTGAATTAATTGAAGCGCAAAACAAAAGCCTTGAAGATCAAAACAAGGCAATGCGAAAACAGATAGAAGCTGAAAATGCCAAAAAGAAAACTGATAAAGATAAAATTAAGGATTGGCAAAATCAGATTGCTGAAAATGAAAAAGAGATTGCAGAAAACAGGAAATACAACATTGTTGAAGCCATAATAGGCACCGACATAAAAAGCGCAATTGATCAGTTTGCTCAGGCTTATGCTGATGCATGGGCTAAAGGTGAAAAGGCAGCTGGGAAGTCTGCAGAGGTAGTGAAAGATCTTATCAAAAACTCAATTATAAACACACTCAAAGGAAAATTGCAACCCGAAGTAGAAGCATTCATGAAGTATCTTTCAGATGCACTTTCAGATGGTGTAATTTCTAATGCTGAACAAAAGATGATTGACGATTGGGAGAAAAGGCTTGAAAACATAACTGACAGAGAGTTAGCCGGGAAAGAAAAATGGCTAAGAGATCCGGATGAAGATTTAGAAGATGAGGCAGCAATCGACCCACTAACAGGGGCAATCAGTAAGATGAGCGAAGAAACAGGCTCAATCATAGCCGGTAGGCTAAATGCAGTAGTGATCAACCAAGGTGACACCAATAAAACCTTAACCGAATCACTCCTATATCAAAAACAGATTGAAGCAAATACAAGGGTGAGTGCAAATGAGTTAGTGGATATAAAAAACACACTCAGAAGAATAGAAAATAAAGAAAGTTCACTTTTATCACAGGGTATAGAATAACATAAATTATGGAAACAATATTACAATTAAAAGTAGATGGTACCAATAAGGGGCTATGTGATCAATGGCAAAGCAAGCTTACAAAAACCTCAGGCGTGAAACGTTTATCTGATCTTTTTTTCAGAGGCATAGACTTTTGTATTTCAGAGGATTTTCCAACACTTGAATTTATGAGAGAAAACTTCAAAGGGAAAGCAGAAAAGCATGGAATATTTATTGATCATGAAATTCAGTATGAGGAAAACTTTCCTCAAATGGTTTTAAATGGAAATTGCAATGCAAAGCTATTATATGACAAGTATAACGTCTCACTACTTTATGTGAGGCACGAATCAAAAGCGAAAATAGCTATAAAGGATCACGCAGTTTTAACGATTGATATTTTTGATAACGCTGAGATAGAAGTTGAATCACTTTCACATAGTTGCAAGGCATTTGTAAATGTTTACGGAAATGCAAAAGTCACGATTACCGGCACAGGTATTCATGTAAGATATAAAAATAAAGAAACCTATTAATAAAACATATTATGGCAATTGACACTAACTTAAGATTACATTTTCCATTCGATGACCCGGACGATACAACTGTATATGATTATTCGCAAACAAGAGAGGATGGCATACTATCAAATGGTGCATATCTGAGTAAGGATGCTAAGTTTGGTAAAGCACTTGCAATAAACGGAACTGGTGAATGTCAGGTTCCAACAGCCATTCCTTTTAACTCTGATTTCACATTGTTGATGTATGTTAGACCTTTTTTAGGTAGGATAGGATGGTTACTCAACTTTTCCGGGATAAATAACTACATTGAAAAGTGGGAAGATGTTCAACTCAGGCAGTGGATCTCACTCGTATTTGTAAAAGAGGGTAGCAAGTTTACCACATATTTAAACAGTAATATTGTTCAGGAAATTTTCTTTGATTCAAACCCTATAGGCTTATCATTGAATGATGAATCATTATACGGCACTGAGGCACTAATTGATGAGGTTATGATGTTTGATAAGGCAAAAACATTTGCTGAAATTCTTAAACTAAATGAGGATAAGAAAGATGTTGAATATTTCGTTGGTAACAGAAATTTTAAAGAGTTTGGTGTTCATGTCTCAGGATCATCCGGAATAATTGGCATGTTGGAGCGTAAAGAACCCTTAACAGTTGACTGGGATTCATACCATGGTGTTGTGGTTGATACCAAACGACCACGTTACAAAGAAAGAATTATCACACTTGACTGTTTCATCGAAGCATCATCAAAAACAAACTTTGTAGAATGGGTTCAGCTTTTCATGTCACAGTTTCAAAAACCCGACACTCAGAGATTAAAAATAGAATATGATGGCAGAACAAAGCCTCTCTATTATGAAGTGTTTTCTCAGTCAGGATCAGATGTTGAGAAAAACTGGACGTATGATAATGATCTGATGGTTGGAACATTCAGGCTTACATTAATTGAGCCGGAACCTGTTAAGCGTGTTATAAGACATATTGGAGGTGCCGGATCTACAGCATCAATGACACTTTCATCACATAAGTTATTAAACATATTTTGGGGTGATGGTACCATTACAAGAAATGTTTCAGGTAGTGAAGTGACTCAAAATCACACCTACACAGAAGCGGGGGAATATGATATAGTTATAACTGGGGTAATTGAGGATATAACATCATTTACCACAAATGCAATTGTTGTATGGAACAAATTATTATAAAAAAACTCAATGGAGAAGAAATAAAACTTTTCAGCACTGAGCCTGTAAGTTTTGTCACTCAGGCAACTCAGGATCATACGCTGATGAGTACTGATACTGTCAAGGTCTTATTCAAATCAACTCAATCAGTCTCTATTCAAATTGGGGATAAGATTCAAATTGTTAATGATACTTATACTATTCGTACAGCAAACACAAAGGAGATTCTTGATGAGGAACTTTTTTCTTATGAATTAACTTTTTATGGATCAATATATGATCTTTTGAAAAGTCAATACAGAGATACTAATGCAAGCGGCGTTTCCTATAATTCTTCATTTGATCTCACATATTCGCTTAAGGATTTTATAAAGGTCGTTATCTATAATCTTAATAGAGATTATCCGGGTAAATGGCAGTTTGATGAAACTAATTGTCCAAATACAGATACTATCTTAATGAGTTTCTCAAAACAAAATTGTTTAAACGCCTTACAAACTATCTGTAAGGAATTTAAATATGACTTTTATATTACTCAGTCAAACGATATTAGAACTATTCACATCGGATCTACAAATAAGATAATCACACCTCCGGGAGGTAAAACTCATTTTGAATGGGGTAAAGGGAACGGTTTATACAGACTAAAAGAAAAAAATGTTGATGATAAATCAGTTATATCCCGACTTTGGGTTGAGGGTGGAACGCAAAATATTAAAAGCAATTATAGGAACTATTCACAAAGGTTACAATTGCCACTTGCAAGACTTAACAAAAAGAGCCATACACTGTATGATGGGACAGTTATACCAGCATTCTCAGAGACAATAGGCATAAGCAGTGAAGCAATGCGTTTCATTGAGGATTCAGCACTAAGCGCAAAATTAGGTGGTGTAGTGGAAGATACCGAACATTATGATCATATCTATCCACAAAGAACAGGTGAAGTTACTGCAAAACCGACAGCAACAGAGGGAGAAGATGGGGAGATTATTCCATCCAATCCATTGAGTTTTATTGATGCTGAGATGTTTGATTTAACCGCAAAAGATGGTGGTGAGAACACATTATATCTTATTGACGGTGTTTCAGCAAAGATTACATTCATATCTGGAATGTTAGCAGGTCAACAATTTGAGATTGAAAAGTACGATCATTCCACTAAAACGTTCACGATAATTGAGTTTACAGACAGTAGGGGCTTGAAATTCCCATCTGATGCATTTCCTATTAATGTTGGAGATAAATATAAATTAACTGATATAGTTATGCCTCAAACATATATTGATGAGGCTGAGGAAGATCTTTGGTATGCCGGATATAATGACTTTCTGATGAGGAAACAGGCACGCGTGCAATATGAGTTAACGTTTGATCCTATGTATTTTATTGATAATCTACCTGATGATGTGGAAATGTCACTATTCAAACCCGGTGATTATATCCCTATTAAGGATGAACGTTTTGATTTAGAAAAGAATATCCGAATTACAAATGTAAAGCGTAATTTGCTAAAAGATCATGATTATGTGTTGACACTTTCGGACACTCACACTATTTCTATAATCACTGAAACAGTTCAGGATGTTTTGGAACATGAAAATGTTATTGTACGCAACAGGCTGAGAGACTGGACACGTGCAAGGTTAGCGTGGAGGACTACAGAGGAATTAAGGAATATGATCTTTGATACTGATGATTTCTTTGATATGGAAAATATCAGACCTTTATCAGTTGACACAAATATGCTAACGGTTGGGGCAAAATCTCAGCAATTCGTATTAATTGATGTGATATTACAAGCTAATGTTAACGGACTTGCAAATAGATTTGATGCAAGCACTGGGCAATTGGTACATTTAACTATAGATTCAGATAATGTAAAAACGTGGAATATGTCTCAAATAAGCGTTACATTATCCGAAATTACAGGCTATTATGTTTATGCAAAATGTTCTAAAATTACAAATGTAGGTGTTTGGCATATAACCCAACAACAACTTAAAGCTGAGGATATATCTGATCCAGACAATTATTATTTTCAAGTTGGAATAATTGGATCGCTTCATGAGGGTTCTACATTCAGAGATTTTACAACTACATACGGTTTTACTCGCATCAATGGGAATACAATTACCACAGGTCGTATAATTACAATTGATGGAGAATGTTACTTAGACTTAGACGGAAATAAGTTTAGGATTGGAGATGCAAGCAGCTCTATAGACTGGAATGTTACAGCATTAAAACAGGTAACTCTTAAAAATGTAAAGGTTTTATCACAATCAGGAGATATATCAGATTTAGGGTCCTACAGAGGAATGTATAATAATACATACACTTATTATCCTGGTGATGAGGTATCATATTACTCAGGTGAGTTTACAAGTACATACAGACAGACACATACAGCTCCAACTACAGGTATTGTGCCAACAGATGGTACTTACTGGGTTGTTATTGCTCAGGGCAGCAAAGGTAACCCTGGAGATAAGGGTTCGATAGGTGATTATTTTGAATATCGTTATGCAAAAAGCGGATCTTCATCTACACCTCCATCATTGACTACTACAGATGTGGATCCTATAGGATGGACGACTACAGTTCCAGATACTACAGCGTTAGAATATGTTTGGTGGATTGTAGCTAAAAAATCAGGATCCGGGGCGTTACTTGTTAATTGGAGTACACCAATAAGGATTAAACCTTTGGATGGAGCACCAGGAGCAAAAGGTGAAAGTCCTGTATTAGTTTATAGGGGTGTTTATGGTAGCAGTACCAATTATTACGGTACTGCAAATAGAGTTGATGCCGTTAAATATAATGGTCAATACTACATTGCACGTATTGATGCCGGAACCATAACCGGAACGCTACCAACCGATACGACAAAATGGAATACATTCGGGGCTGAATTTGAATCAATAGCAACAAACCTATTACTCGCTGAGGGCGCAAATATTGGTGATTGGTTTATGCAAGGTGGAAAGATTGTCTCAACACTTGATACATCTGGTAATAAAATAACACTGGATGCATCAATGGCTCAGATATTAATTGAAAGCCTTAATACAGGAGGAGACTATTCTCTCGAAACAGGTAAATCAACTCTGAAACTTAATGCATCACAGGGAATTGTTGAAGCCAGAAATGCAAATGGTGTTGCTTATATATCAGCATCTGGTATATTCGCAAATAACCCAAAAACAAATGCATTACCATCATCAAGTGGATATACCCATTATGCATCAATTATTGGATTAGGATTTGGTTCAAATGTGAATAATGCATGGGCTTTTGGAAGTCCTGATACATTAGTGGCTGGTGTGTATGGACGTGCAAGTAACAGTGGTACAGCACCATATTTTGGTGGTTACTTCCATAGATTAATGGCATCAGGATTCTTTTTAAAAACACTATATATATCAGATTCAACTACAAATTACACATATCTATCTGGTGAAGATTCCTTTATTTGTGGGCTAACAAATACTGGAGTTGTTAGAAATATGTATTTACCAAACATTGCGTATGAGGGGCAAATAATTATTGCTAAACAAATGGGGACAGGCACGATAAGATTTTGGCCTCGCTCAGGTCAATATATTTATGATGATACATCAATGAATACAAGTTATGAGGCTACAGATGGATATATGCTGATTTTTATATTTACAAAATATAATATTGGTGGTGTAACTACAGAAGTTTGGACAGTTTCAAAATTAAAATTTTAATAGTATGGTAGAATATGGATATATAAATGAAAGCGGTTATTTAGTTTCAGAATTCCTGAAAGATTATCCAATTAAATACAAGGATGAAAAAGGTAATGAAAAGGAACGTATTATAACAGTAGATGAACAGATAGCTAATTATGTGAGGAATGGATTTAAGCCTGTAGACTTGATTGATGAGGCTAAATTAAATGAATGTGAGGAAAACTACACAATACATTTAAGACCATTTGATGCCGGAGATCACATAGCTTATGAATATCACAAGTTGTTTGATGTTAATAAATTCAAAAGTGAGATCAGTAAATTAAAAAAATATCTATCTGATAATGATTACAAGGTTACTAAATGTATGGAGGCAAAGTTATTAGATATGCCATTGCCTTATGACATACAATTAGTTCATCAAGAGAACCAAACTATGAGAGATCGAATTAATGAAATAGAGGAATTTATAAGTCTCAATATTGAGTAATAATTTATTAAACCATTTTTTATATGAAAGGGAAAGACAAATTGTATCATTTAATTGCCGGGTTTGTAATTGCGCTTTTAATTGCGCTTTTAATCAATCCAACATTGGGAATTGTAACGGCTATTTTAGCCGGTGTATTTAAAGAGATCTACGATAAGTATTATAAAAAATCTTTTGCTGATCCTTTAGATACGATAGCAACGACTATTGGGGGTATTTTAGGGTTAGTCGTTGCACTGATTATCACTAATTATCTGCTTTAGAATTTATAGGTGGAGGGGATCGGTCTATTTTTTTAGCAAAAAGCGTGTTCCTTAAACACATATATTTGCTATATTTGTGAACAATAAAAAATTAACTATAAAACTACAAACAAATGGGATTATTATTTGGTTCAGGTAGTACAAAACCTACATTTCCTTATGATCATTGGTACGGGGTTCAGGGAGATTTCCTTTCAAGTGATTACAAGTTAACAAGAGTGGGTAATTTAGATCTACATAGATCACTACCAATTCAAAAAAAATTAAGACGTTATGTTGAGAATCTGGACGGTTCGGTCAAATACTATTTGCATCAAAACGACAGCCGTTTAAGAGAAAGTGGTTCAAATGCCATTATTGATTCTACTGATGGTAACGTAATGTTAGAAAAACCTGAATATTATTTCAGGATGGAAATTCAGGGCACAAAATGGATCCGGGCTTATTCGGAATACCCATTGCCAGGATTTATAAAAATGGAGCGCAAAGCGATTTCTCCATGGTATGGTACATTTGATAATACAACCAATACAGCAGTTTCAGGATGCTTTTTATTATGGGATGTAAATAACATCAAGAGAGATGCAAACGGAATTGTTGAATTAACAGCAAATGCACCAAGTTTTAGAGGTGGAAGTAACGACGCAGCTAAAGATGGTACATATAATTCTCAATTGGGAGTTGCACGTACTTCTGTAGCAAAAAATACTGTTAGATCATATTGCAAAAACGGCACTCATCATGGAGCATACAGGGCTTACAATGAGATTGCATGGTTACAAAGGTGTGAATATGCATCACTACATTCTCAGGACACATACAATGAAACATTAACAGCTGATGGATTCAGGCAGGGAGGTTTAGGAAGTGGATCAGCCGTTGCCGGTGCTGATTGGAGTGCATGGGGAGCTTATAATCCGTATGCGCCTAATGGAGTGACTGCAACACTGGGGAATAATACAGGTAGAGTTAATTATACAATCAAAAATTTTAACGGTGCTGATAAGATAGTTCAATTAGCATCATATAGAGGTTTGGAGAATCCATTTGAGTATTTATGGTTATTAGCTGATGATGTTTTAATTCATCACTCATCTATAACAGATAAGAACTTATCAGTTGCATACGTTTGTGAAGATCCAACTAAATTTACTTCACACTCTGATTCAGCAACTACAGTTCCGGATGGTTATTTACCTATTGCTAACATTCCAAAAGCTGATGGTTATATTTTGCAATTATCACATTCTGATAAAGGTTATTCATTTCCTAAAACATTAGGTGGAAGTGCTAATATAGGAGCCTGTGACTATTACTATCAGCCTGGCAACACTGTTACTGGTTGGTTTGGTGCCCTCCTCGCTGCGTTTGCGT